CCTGTCATTTCGTCATCAGGACCAAACCATGGATTAGCTTTTTGCCACGCTTGTGTCTTTTCGTCAATTTGCACAGGTGGTGATGTATTACCTTGTTGAGACTCATCAACAGGTAACTGATAGTTAGCTTCAGGTATATCAAACTCTTCAAGTTTGCCAGACTTTAGTTTTGCTGTTGTCAGCCTGTCTTGCGCTTCTAAAACTTTCTCAGAATCGCCTGCATCATACGCACGTTTATAAGCGCGTTTAGCAGAGCTTATTTCAGCTTCATTTGCCTTTTTAGCATTTTCAAGAAGCGCGGCTCGGCTCCTCTGCTCGGTCTCTTTGAGTTTTTGGTTCTCATCAACAAGACGTTGAGAAAGGCGCTCTAACTCTTCGCGCTCACGAATTGCCTTTTCCTTCTCTCTACGCTCATCATGGTATCCCTTACTAAAATGTTGAATACGACGTCGAACCTTTTCGGAGTAATCCGCCAACTCTTCTTCGGTAACATCTTCAGGTGGATCTGACGGTTTTCGATTACGATCTGCTTTCGGCGTATCATCAACCACTTCAATCTCATAATCGTCGTCAGAAGAATCCATTTTGCTTGAAGTCGATACTTTAGCTTTTTTGCCAGTAACATCTATCTCCTCCGCACTAGATCCTTCTACCTCAATAGTTAGATCTCTTTCATTTCCAGCTTCATCATGAGGAAACTCAAACTCTACTTTCTGAAAAGGCATCATCTATCTCCTATACTGCCATGACTCCACGAGGATCAGGGATTACAGCCTCAATAGAATCGTCATTCATCAGACGAAACTCTTTACCATTAACCTTGAACCTAGTGCCAGTGTTCATACGAAACATTACGTAATCACCTTCTTTACACCATGGGCCTTCAGGAAAGCGATCTTTATCAGCATACGCTCCATCACCCATATCCAGAACCACACCCATGATTGACATGATATATTCTTTTCGCATGGCGTCAGAAGTTTTAATAAGATCACTACCTTCGTAAGACTCCTCAATATCAGGTAAAGCTATCAAAAGCCGATAACCCACAGGTTTTGGAAGTTGTTTATCAAAGTCAGTATCGGAAAGTTCTTTATCTTGAGCATCAGGCATTTTCAGCGGCTGAGTATTAGTCATCGTCATTATCCATAAAGTTACGCGAGAGGTCTTCTACCAACATTTTTGCGGACTCCAGACCCCGAATAAGTCCAACAGCTTCTCTGTAGTGGGCGTAATCTTGTGGAGCACCCCCTGCTACAAAAGTATGTGCGGACGAGATTTGCTCGTCGATTTTATCTGTAAGCACGTCAAAGACGGTTTTAGGCATTAATTACCTCGGTTCTCTTGTTCCATAAGTTTTGCTAACTCTAAATCAAGTTGAGTGCTGTCCTTGCGACGGTCTGCCGCCGCTCGAACGCCTTCTTTTTGAGCGTCGAGTTGAAGTTCTTGTTGATCTAACTTGAGCTTCTCTGCATCCAACATGGCGTCCATCTGATCCTTTTGCACCTTACGTTGCAGTTCAGCCTGCTTGAGTTGAGAATCTTGTTGGTCTTTTGCGGCTTTGCGTTGAACTTCTTGTGCCCTAATTTGCAGATCAGCCTGCTTCTGTTGCATAACAGGATCTTTCGCTTGCTGTTGCGCTTTTTGTGCGGCAAGTTTCTGTTGGTTGCCCTGCATAAGTTGTGCGCCTGCCTCTGCAACAAGCCGTGATAGATCGACTTCTATCTGCTCTGGAAGTTCTTCTCCGGGCGGTGGAAGTGGCGCACCAAGTTTTTCTTCGATGTCTTGACGATATTGGAACCCAAGGTGTTCCGCGATATGCGCCTGTAAAGACGCCATGATTCGTTTTGCTTGCGGATTCTGCCCGATCATAGCGGCGATAGAAGGGTCTTGCATGAAGGAGGTATGTGTTGCGATATGCGCTTTGTGGTCTTGGTAAATAAACGCACGTAAAGGTTTGCCTGTTAATGCATCCATGTTCTCACTGATTGGGTCAGTCGGTTTCGCATCGTCTTTTGTGGGTACTAACTTATCAGCGTTTTTAACACCTAACACTTCAATCATCTGACGATGAAGCTGTGGTAAGTCGTAGATCTGCGGTGCGGACTGTGCCATCTGCAATACGGCTTGGTACTGCACAACCCGCTGGGCCATAGTAGATGAGTTCGGATCGCTAACAGGGATCACATCCACCATCGCGTAGTCCATCTGACGTGCACTAACTTCGCCACGGATCGGTTCGTAGTCGTAGTCTTGTGGAGCAAACTCCGCCATGATTTCTTTGAGCATTTTAAACTCTTGTTTCATGGTGTAATGGACGCGTGCTTGCACTGCCGCCATCGGTTTAAGAGTTCGCTCTAGAAGCGCAAGAGTTGTACCTACAGGCGCGTTAGCTGACATGTCAGAAATATTCATGTCAGAGATAGCACCCAAACGACGACCTTCGTTTGTGATCTGGTTTAAGAGGGCTAGTAAAGTCTGACTTGGCTCTTTATATGGGAGCGGCATGATGTTGTCGCGGATAGACCCGCTAGGCACATCAACGTCCTTAAACTCTCCGGGTTCGATTGGTGAATCATCACCTTTGATTCGTAGGCCACGAGACTTAAGACCGCCCGGCAAGTTAGACAGCGTACCAGCGTCCACCAACTGCCGTATGAGCGATGTTCCCGCTTTAGCGTACCCCCCTATTATGTGGATCAAACCAAGGCCGTAGAAGCCAAATCCGGGGACATACACATAATGTACAAAATGCTGGCGTTTGAGTTGGAGCGAGTCCATCTCATTCCAGTTTCTACGTATCGATAAAACCTCACCGGTGCCACGTTCAATAGTGACTACGTAGGGTTTGGCAATATCTTCTTCTGAATCGTCAATACCTTCGATAACAAGATCGGCATGAACTTCGTACAGTGCGTAGCGGTAGTCATCAGTTAGCGAAAACCCACCTTCTTCTGCTTTACGCTCTTCAATATCAGAGTGATAAGACTGTGGCTCACCCAACTCAATGTCACGGTAGAACCCAGCCGCCTGTAACTTACGCAACTCGTTCTTGGTCTTACGCATGACATGTGTCACACGCTCCGCCGTTTCGATGTGACTTGCGCCGTAAGGCACGATGACATCTTCTGCTGGAATATAGATAGCGACTTGACGCCCCATATTGGGATCGTAGTAGACCTTTTTAAACGCTGAACCAAAGAGTCCTAAGCTGTAGAGCATTCGCTCATGTTCTGGCCTGTATTCGACCATTCGCTCAGTTAATTCATAGTTCATGTCCGCCTTAACACGTTGAGCGGCTTCAGTCTTCTCTTTGGTTTCTTCCCCCAGAATCTTAACTTTTACAGGCCCAGCGGCAGGAAATGTCTCTGACATGGTTTCGGCTTGGAAACGAATCGCCGCTTCAGCCAATACAGTCGAATACACGCCACACGCGCCTTCCCACGGGTCAGTGCGTTCTTCGTACTTGAACCCTAATACATCTAAACCTTTTACAAAAGTATCGGCCCACTCTTTACGACCATACATATCTGATTCAATCAAACCAGATAGCTCGCTAGAAATTTCTTGTAGATGAGATTCGTCTAAGACTTCGGCAAGATTAATATCAAACGCCATCATGTCTTCGATACCGGCGTCAGGGATCAAGGTAATCTCCATAGACCCGTCATCAAGAATCACCGCTTCGGGATCGATGATCTCGATTTCTAGTTCAGGTCCGTCTGCTTCGGCAACTTCGCTCATGCCTTCTGGTGCAGAATAGAGTCCTTTCTCGATAGCCATATCTATATCCCCTTAAGACTTCTTTGTACCGCGTTGCCGTCTTAAACTTTCTTTTGCTTCTTTTGCTATCCGCGCTTGTTCTGTCTTACCGGCTACCTTACTTCTTTGTTCCATGACAGTCAGTATCTGTATCTTTCTAGCAAAAGGTTTATTTATCTTCTTTACTTTTCGTACGGTGGCCCTTGCATCAGCGGGAGTCGCATACTTGATGCCAACAGTATCTTTCGGATTCTCATCTGTATACAACCTACGACCAGAACCTTTAGGTTTTTTACCCGTCCCTTTTTTAGGGTCTTTAGTAGCCATCAATGATATCCATTTAATCTCAAATCAGTTTTACACTGCCACCTTCACGATAGTTGTCAGGTAGTTTCACATTCACTTCACGTGATGTATCAGGTTTTACCAACCGCATAAAGGCATTACCTGCTTTACGGGGTGATCGTATCATTCCCGGTAACGCATCCAAAAAATCTTGTAACGAAACTTTCTGGTCTAGCTGGTTCCAGTCATAAATATCCTTAATAACAACAGAGCCATCTTCTTGTTGTTCAGCAGTAAAACGCCCAAGTGTTGTTTTTGCGCGGTATGCGGGATCTAAAAACGAATCTCTTATAGTTTTTGTAATCGACTCAAACTCGCCTTCAGTACCAGACTTCTGAGTTTTAGTTATGTCTCTATAATCTACAGACGTTCTACCACGCGTGTCTTCATAGGACTTTATCTTGCGATCAAGCTCTTCTCTTTTTTTGTCTGTGACGTCAATAAAACTTCTATCCTCGCTTAGTTCATACGAACGTAAGTTTGGATTCGCACGATAGCGATCACGATCACTTCGCAGTTCAGCTTCTCGCGCCTCGTTTTTTGCTCTCGTTTCGTCTACAAGACGTCGAAGATAACGAAGGTCTTCATCAGTAAAGTCTTCCTCAGTAATTGGATCTTTTGCCCCCAACACAGTTTCAGCAAACACTCTCGCATTGACTGGAATTTGTTTGTATAAATCCATAATCGACATCAATAATACCCACCACGTCTTTGTTTAAAGTATTGTGGTTCATCCGGTTCGTCCGTTGGCAGACGTATAAACCCGCCTTGCCTAAATCTCATCAGGGCCATCACTGTTGAGTCCACGAGGTCATCATGGCTCATAAACGGAAACCCAGCAATTTCTTCTACTAACTCTTCTGCCCACCGCGTTGGTGGTATCCACACTAACTCTGACGCCACAATGTCCGCAACAGAGTTTAGTCTTGCCATCTTATCACCTGACCCACGGTGTGGTGTGTATTCTTGCACCGGTAGCCCCATCCGTCGCATCTCCTGATACAACGCTGTGCCTGCGGACTTCTTCTCCACAATAAACGCATCAGGCTCCCACTCCTGATACTCGTCCATCGCCATCTGTTTCAACTCAGGGAACTCCATCCGTTTCTTGATACTATTCAGCAGGATGATGTTGTAGGCGTTTGTATGCTCATTGAGAAATACTCCCCACGTCGTCAGTGCAGTGTAATCGGCACGGTTGTGAGTTTCTGCCGCCGCGTCCAATGACATGATGACGTATTCACAGATAGGTGGGTTGTCTTGTTCCCACATACCCCACCACTCACGTTTGACGATTGACGCCTCTTCTGCGGTGGGTTGTTGCTGATACTGTGCGTTCCACTGAAACGTCGGCATAGATGCCTTGGTACGTAGGAGTGCTTCAAGATCAAAGAACTCAGGCCACAACGGTTTCTCGACGTACTTCTTTGTTTTCTTGTTTTGCACTTCTAGGATCGCGGGGAACTCAACCACCTCGTACTGATCAGCACGGGCGTTCTTCCCCATATCACCAGTCACCCGACCCGTCAGGTCGTCCATGTGCCAGCGTGTCTGAATAATCGCCACCCGTCCTCCGGGCATCAAACGGGTTCGTGCACCGAAGGTAAACCACTCGTAGGCTTTCTCGAATACTTCGAAGTTGCCATTGATGACGTCTTGCTCAGAGTGTGGGTCATCAACCAGAAGTAAGTCGGCACCACGACCAGCAAGAGCACTACCAATACCACACGCATAGTATTCTCCACCAACACTTGTGTTCCATCTACCTGCTGACTTGCTATCCTGTGCTAGTGTTGTGGTAGGAAACACTGCTTTGTATTCATCTGTAGCAATTAAATTACGAACTTTTCGACCAAAATCCACCGCCAGATCCGTGGTGTGGGACACCATCATGACCTTTTTGTTGGGATTTCTACCCAAAAACCACGCTGGATAGAAGATAGAAACAAGCTGAGATTTACCGTGACGGGGCGGTATATTGACGCAAACACGGTCTTTATCACCCGATTCGATGTCCATCAGCATGTTTCCCAGTAGCCGATGATGCTTACCAACAATAAATTCTGGCATCATCAACTGACAAAACGCGATCAAATCGTTGTATGCGGCCTGATTTTGCTTGCGGTTGGACAGTTCACCCGTGATTTTTTCGATTTCAACGATTTCATCCGCTGAAAACGCGTCCAGATTGTCCAAAAGTGTCTGGATATCGTCATCTGAGAAATCTAACGCCGTTTCAGCCATCCACTAACCCTAATTCTTCGTCCACATCGATGGCATCGCCGTCAATAATCACTGCATCTTCGGGTTCTTCGGTAGGTTCTACGAGTTTTGCCAGCTTTGCACGCAGACTTTCGCGTAATTCGTCGGTTGTTTTGTGCGTTATAGTGACTTCAGCCTTTTCTGTAAACAAACCAACGTCTGAAATCTTACCTAGTAGCTCTAATGCACGGATTCTAACGCGTGGATCAGGGTTTTCGGTCTCTTCGATCAGTTTATTAGTCACCAAATGACGCACTTGGGTAG